AAGATGATTTTGAAATAGGCGGGGAAGATACAGAATCTGAAGAAGATACGGAATCTGACGAAGACGAGGAAGATATGGGAATGGATGATGAAGAAGAGGAGCAAGAGGAAATGGAAGAGTCTGAAGAAGATGCATTCGAGAGAGAGGTTCAAGAATACAATGAAGAATACGACTTCGAAGAAGACGAGAATTTAGAAGAAGAAATGGAAGGTGGAGATCAAGAGGATATGGATTGGGATCATGAAATGGGCATGGAGGAATCCGATGAAATGGAAGAGGAAGAAGAAGAATCAGAGGAAATTTCAAATCCAGCTTTCAATAAATTTTTTAACTAATAAGCATTAATAATACAAGCGAAGGGATCAATTATTTGATCCCTTTTTCTTTTTATAGTGATATATAAAACAAATGAGTTTAAGGCATATAAAATCTTTCAGTTCTCTTTTCGAAAGCACTTCGGCGGGATCCCACGACCGAGGATATTCTGATGTTCCCCCTTTTAAATACGCCATAAATTTTGATCACAGGATCGGTTATTCTAAAGATGATTTTGCAAAGGATCTGAATGAGATCTACCTTAGATCTTCCTCTAAGGAAAAATCCGAAATGATGGATTTTATATTTAAGAATTCAGGGATATTAAAGATCTCACAAATACCAGAGCTTTCTCAGGAAAAAATAGATACTTTAATAAAAGACCTGGAGGGGTTTTTAGATTCTAGAGCAGAGCATAATCCTAAAATGCTTCCAGACGGTTATTTGTTATGTTACGAGAATTTGAGGAAAAAGGGAAGAAGATGCGACGTGTATTATTCCCCTTCTTTGAAATCTGTGAAGATCTGCTTTACTGACTCATATCCAGAGAAAGACGACGAAGTTATTTCCCTAGAAGATTTTATCCCAGATTCAGTGGGAATTAATCAGAAAGAATTTTCCAATTTATTGAGTAGAATGGAAGGTTAAAAAGAGGAGAGATAGTTTTTATAATTGCTAACTATAAATTCTATAGATCTTTCTTTTATTAATTCAAAAGATATCTCATCTTCACCTTTAGATTTTTCAAGATCAACTATAATGAAGCAATCATTATATTTAGAAAAGTTTTTTACTTCTTTCTTTACGAAATCAAATATTTTTTTATCAGATTTACTGTAAACAGGGGAGGGATCTAAAAGTTCACTTAATAGGAGACCAACCTGCTCGGTTTCATCTACTGTTATGATTGAAAAGAGCCAGGAGTATATTTTTATCTTCTTATTTTTATTATTTCTAATTATCATGTAACCCCTGTCACTATTTAGTGATTTATCATTATGTATTTTGAATTCTAGGGATTTTTCTATTTCCTCTATATAGGGATTGATTTTTGTGATAAATTTTTCCAAAACCTCCAGACTGTTATCCAAGATATAATCAACTTCTTCATTCTCTATTAGGCTAACAGTGAGATCCTTTGTTTTTTCTATTTCCTCCTGCGTCATAGCTCTTACTGTCTTGTCACTTAGTTTTTGGAACTTTTGAAAGCTCTTAAGATCATTATAAACCCGGTTAATCTTTTGTATTTGATCTGAGTATTTTTTCTGATCTAAATCAGATTCGACAGACTGCAAAAAATCCATTAGAACATAGTATTTGTGCTCCATATCAACAGGAGATTGTAAAAACCAGTATGGATGTAAACTCTTCATTGGTATCTGATATAATATATAACTCAAAACAGGAATATTTTCGGATTAAAAAATAATTTTCTCGAATCTGGAAACTTTCCTTTAAAACCCTGCTAAAATTGTTATCTGATAACAACCCGGGGTATGAATATATCTATAGTATCTAATGAGCCCCTTTCTTGTAATAGCTTATTTTACCAAAGGAAACCAATACGAAGCACTCTCGGAAAATCTTAGCAGATCTTGTTCAGAGTTTGGTATACCCCTTCACTTAAGCCCCATCCAAAATCTAGGAACCTGGGAAAAGAACACGCACTTTAAAGCAAACTTTATTTTAGATTGTTTATCAGGATTCTCCCAAAATTTAGTTTATGTTGATGTCGACGCAGTCTTTAGAAGTTACCCAACTTTATTCCAAACAATAGATTGCGATATTGCATATCGAACTGAGAATTTTAGATGGAGAAGAAACGAGGCATTAAGTGGAACTATCTTCCTTGCCAACAACGAAAGAACTAAAAGACTGGTTGAAAAATGGATAGAGATCAATAATGTCATAAAATCGAATAGAATGGACCCAGAAACATGGGAACAGAAAAATATGCAAAGAGCTCTCGAAGTGTGTGATGACGTGTCTTACCAGAACTTGCCACCCGAATACACATTTATCTTTGATCATTCTAAAAGATTGCATCCTGGGGTCTCTCCTGTTATTGAGCATTTTCAGGCTTCTAGAAAAGCTGATATATAAAAAAAACACGATTTATAGATGTCTTTTGAAAAATTTAGAAGGTTAAGAAAACCTATTGAAGATCTATTTGGAAAGATTGGAAATACTCCAGCTCCTCCAGATGGGCCTTTTCGAAGGCCTCCCACTGTTTCCATGTCAACCGAGGAAAAGTTAGCTCTTATGGAAAAAGAAAGTAATGAAGCGAACATCCCTGTTGATTACCCTAAAATGACTACTACCATTTATAGTTATTACGCAGACTTCCAACAAAATAATTATTACAAAAATTACGCCCTCAATTTAATTGATAGATGTAAAAAATTCGGTGTAGCATATAATATTTCGGAAAGAACTTCGAGGGGTAGCTACGGAGCAAATTGCTTAATGAAGCCAGAGTTTGTCCTTGAAAAATTAAAAGAAAGTAAAGCACCTTTAATCTGGATGGACTGTGACACTGATTTTAAATCTTCATTTTCAGAGTTTAATAATATATCTGAGGATATTGGAATGGCAACACATAGCGGGGATTTATCCGGAATAAAAGCTTCGCCTCTTTTTTTCAACTATACTGCAGGATCCTTCAAGATAATAAGGGAATGGGTAGTTCATTGCAGATCTGCTTTTTTAAAAGGAATCCCTGAATTAGATCATGATGCTTTAAAACACTACGTTTTGCCGCATCTTAGGGGAAATTATTCGGTTTTTCTACTTTCTCAGAATTGGAATGATTTTGTACATGGAAAATATATTCATAACGGCAATTCTAGGGTTGATGGGAAAATGGAGACCCATAGGCAAGTGGGGGTAGACGATGATACTAGGGCAAGATACAGTCGAGATGTAAAAACATTTCACGTTTATTTTGAAGAAAAGTCTGAAATAGTCTTTTCTAGTGCTTTAAAATTTCTAAATAATTTTTCAGATTATGCTCGTCTTAAATTTCATTTCGACCAGGGTTTAGAAAAAATCTCCTGTTCATCCCTAGAATTTCACAAACTCTATACAGAAAGCGGAGGCAATACAACATTTAGCGAAAACCACTTTACCGATCATAGCCCCTTGAATGGTGAAATAATTCTAGGAGTATCTGGGGTAAAAGATATAGAAAAAGACTGGGACTCTAAAATATCAGGTGAAATACAGGGAGGGAAAAATCCTCTCTATGTTTTAAATTATAAAGATGACGGACTAGGAAAAATAACAATAAAGGAGGGATTTAGTTTATGGAATTAATCAAAGGATTCGGTTTACCGTTCCCCGCGGAGTACTCTTCGTGTTCTAATTTACCCCCTAAATCTTTTTCATGGACAACAGGTGATGCTGATATTCACGTTTATATAGACAATAGAATTTTTGACGGACTAGAAACCCCTAGGCATGAATTTAAATTCGGTTGGTTGTGTGAATCTCGAGAAATTGCTATAGAAATTTATAGTGCTGTTTATCAGAATCCAGGAAGATATAAAAACAAGTACGCTGGCATTTTTACCTGCGAGGAGTTTTTAATTCAGTCGGATCCTGAATTTTTCTTTTATGCCCCACCGGGATCTAATCTTCCTTGGACTAAACCGGATGAAATGCGAATTTATCAGAAGAGCAAAAAATGCTCAATGATATGTTCACCTAAAGCAAGAACTGATGGACATAAATTCAGATTAGAGGTAGCTGACAAGTTAAAAGAATCTCTCGATCTTTTTGGGGGAGCACACAACTCGCCTAGAATTGGTGATGGCTCTGGACCAAATGGGGATTGGTGGCGATCGAAACTTCCAGCTTTGAAAGATTACATGTTTTCCGTGGTTTTTGAGAATGCTGTCTATGAAAAATATTACACCGAAAAAATAACCGATTGTTTTGCTACCGGGACAATCCCTGTTTACTGGGGGTCTAGAAAAGTTTGCGAGGATTTTAATCCCGATGGTATAATTTTCTATAACGATTTAAAATCATTAGATGATTTAACCCACGATCTTTACAATTCGATGTTAGATAGTGTTATTGATAATTTAGAGAGAGTTAAAAAGTTAGAATCTGCTGACGATATCATATTTAATAAAATAAAATCTATTTGTGGATAAGTCGTTAAAATTAAATTGGCATAAAAGTTCAAATTTTGGGGATCAGCTTAATCCGTATTTAGTTAAAAAAATGTGGGGATTCAATTCTTTTAAAATTAATGAAGGAAGTAAGGACCCACACGTCATGATGATAGGATCGATATTAAACGAAGCAAATTCTCAGACCCTAGTTTTAGGATCAGGATTCGTAGGGGTTAATAGGTTTTTTGAGGGTGTTCCTAGGATAATTACTGTGAGAGGAAAAAAGACCCTCCAGATGGTTAATGACGTAGGGGTAAAAACTGACGAAATTAGTTTAGGTGATCCAGCAATTCTTATACCTGATTACTTTACACCATCCCCAGGAATCGACAAATACGATATAGGTATAATTCCCCATATAATAGACATGGAGTATGCTCAAAAAATATTCGGAAGAAAAAGAGGTTCTAGGATAATAGATTTAAGACTAGTTGGAGAAACGTTTGATGAAATGGAATCAATCATAAATCAAATATGCTCATGTCGATGTATTATTTCCAGCAGCTTACATGGATTAATCATAGCGCATACTTACGGAATACCAGGGATTTGGTGTGAATTTTCTGATATGGTTATAGGGGAGGGATTTAAATTCAAAGATTATATGTCAGCCCATGGTGTGGATGAAGATTCTGTGCCTTATTTAAATCTAAAAGAACCTAATAGCTTTCTCACTATACCGGAAATTAAAACCCTTGCTAAAAATGTTATAGTAGATTCCAATCACGAAAGAGAAAAAATGAGAGCTATCATTAGCAACGTTTATGATATTATTTGTTCTAATAAAAAAATGTACCTTCTATAGATGGAAAAACTAGATCTTAAAAAAATAACAGCCGTTGTGATAGATGGAAGGGGTTATTTAGAAGAGAGATATAACAGATTTAAAGAGATAGTTTCCTTTATGCAAAAGCATATAGAATTTGATTCTATAAAGATGTTTTTGGTTGAAGATCCTAAAATTCCCGGAATTGAATTTAATAAGATAAACAGATTTGGAATTTCGGATTATTCTAAATTTTGTTTGCACGAATTGACAAATTATATTAGCACTGATTTCTGTTTAATATTTCAAGACGATGGTTTTGTTTTAAATCCTGGTTACTGGAGTGATGAATTTTATATGTATGATTATATTGGATCCCCTTGGCCTCTTTATATAGGATGGCCAGAGGAGGGAAAGCAAGTAGGAAACGGAGGATTCTCATTAAGGAGTAAAAGGTTATTAGAATATTCAAAAACATTAACACACCACACGACGGAAAATGAGGACACATTCTTACTTGATGATAGAAAGGCATTAGATGATGCTGGTATTAAAATAGCTCCTGTGGAGATAGCAAGAAAATTTTCCATAGAAAATCATATGGATAGTGATCACAGTATTCATAATTGTTTTGGATTTCATGCTAAGCATTTATTAGAGGAGTGTTTGGAAATAATTAGAAAAGAAAAATGAAAGTAATGGCATATTATCCCATTCATTATGGGACTGAGTATTTAGAATCTTCTATAAAATCTATAGACGATCAGGTAGATAAAATATTAATTTTATATTCTGCTACCCCCAGCTATGGACACTTAACTGATATAGAATGTCCAGAATCTGAAAATGATATAAAAGATGTTGCATTTTCAGCTTCTTCTAAAATAGTATGGAAGAAGATAGAAGCTTATAACGAGGGAAATCATAGAAATATTGGATTTCAAGAATCTAATGATTATGATATAATGTTAACATTAGATTCTGATGAGGTATGGAATCCAACATCCCTTGATAAATGTATAAAAGAAACATATGACGGCGAAGCTTGGAGAAGAAATATTACGGGATTTGTACATTTTTGGAAATCCTTTAACTGGGTATGTAGGGATGGATTTCAGCCTGGTAGAATTTTCAATCTTAGGAGAAATAACAATATAGAGGTTCCTATTGAAGGGACAATATATCATTTTGGATATGCTCAGTCTAATAAAATCATAGATTATAAATTTGAAATTCATGGCCATAAGAATGAAATAAAACCCGGATGGCTAGAAAACACGTATTATAAATGGGAGCCAGGAATGAGGGATTTACATCCTACTGGCGGTGCATGGGATCAAGCTATTCCTTTTGATAAGAATTCATTACCAGATATACTTAAATCCCATCCTAATTACGATAAAGAAATAATAAAATAAAAAATATGGACATGGAAAAAATTTTATCAGAGATACTCAAAGTTGGTAAAGATCAATTAGATTCTATTGATTTAAATGATTACAGAAAGATTACGGATTCTATTAACACCCCTAAAGAGTGGTTTTATATGCAATCCGGGGTAGAGCATTACAGATTGCTCGCATTTATAAGTGGACTTTTTGAAAACGAAAGCTTATTAGATATAGGAACATACCAGGGGAGTTCTTCCATAGCAATGTCATATAATTCTAAAAATTCAATAACTTCTTTTGATGTTAATCATCAACCTGAAATTTCTAAAATTAAAATACCAAATATTAATTATAAAATAGGTAACGTTTTGGAATTTACTGATTTAATTATCAAATCTCCTTTTATATTATTAGATACCTATCACGATGGTTCTTTTGAGGCTGAGTTCATGGAAGAAATGATAAAAATTAATTACAGAGGAATTGTTTTATTCGATGACATACACCTTAGCGGACCTATGGAAACATTTTGGAATTCTATTGATTCTGAAAAGTATGATTTAACTAGTAAGGGTCATTATACAGGTACAGGTTTAGTTTATTTTAAATAAAATTCATTTATATGGGAGAATTAACAATGGGGCATAGATCATACGGGAATGTTACAAGAAGGGGAGTTCATAATTCGGTTACTATTGGAAAATACTGCTCGATAGCTTCAGGATTGATAGTCGATGGAGGATTTGGACATAATACCGAGTTTATATCAACTTATCCATTTAGTGTAATGTTTGATAAATGTGGACATTTAACGGGTCATCCTGTTTGGAAAGGAGATGTCATAATAGGAAACGATGTTTGGATAGGGGAGGACTGCTTAATAATGAGCGGGGTAACAATCGGTGATGGTGCAGTTATAGGAGCAAGATCTATCGTAACAAAAGATATTGACCCATATTCTATAAATGTAGGATCACCTTCTCGCAGGGTAAAAAAAAGATTTACGGAAGAACAAATATCGGATCTTTTAAAAATAAAATGGTGGGATTGGGATGAGGATAAAATTTTAGAAAATTCACATCTTTTAATGGGCAAAGAAATAAACCATTTTATAGATAAACATAAAATATATTAATAAAAAAAAGTATATGCAAGAATCACAAAACAAAGATGTTCAATTGATAAAATATCTTGATATCGAAATAATCATTACTGAACAAAGTGCTAAATACCACGGAAGCTTTACCGGGGGAAAAGTCTACGAAAGCGATGTTGTGGAAAGATTTTTAAATGATATACCAGAAAATGGCACCGTATTAGATATTGGAGCCTGCACAGGTTCGTATGCCATGTTGGATTTAATAAAATCTGGTATAAAAATACATTCATTTGAACCTTCTAGGGTATATCACGAGCTGGTTAAAAACATATCTATAAACGGAAGTAAAACTATGTGTTATAACTATGCGGTGTCTGATAAAGAGGGTATATTTGACTTTAATGAAATAGTAGAAGACTTACCCATTGCACTATCTATGCTAGGTGGTAAACCTGCTTCCCATAAAAATTATAGAACGTTTGAGGTTAAAACTGTTACGATTGATAGTTTAAATTTAAACCCTGATATCATTAAAATAGATACAGAGGGTCATGAGCTTATGGTTTTAAAGGGAGGAGAAAAAACAATTAACACTTTACATCCTATTATTTATTGCGAATATAGTCAGGAAAATACATCTCAATATGGATACAATGCTGACGATTCTTTAAATCTATTAAAAGAATGGGGTTATGAGATTGAATTAATTAATGGTAACATTATAGCCAAATACCCAGTACATAATTAAATCGTTAATATTTTATGAAGTATAAATTAGCATTATTTGGATCCTCTGGTTTAGTTGGTTCAAATATTTTAAAAAAAATAGACACGGATAAGTATGAAGTGCTATCACCAATAAGAAAGGATTTAGATCTCTTGGATGAGAAAAAGGTACTAGATTGGTTTTTAAAAAATCGTGTAGATTATGTTATTCTAGCTGCTGCCAGAGTTGGAGGTATAGTTGCAAATGCAACATATCCCACAGAATATCTTTACGAGAATCTAACTATCCAGAATAATGTGATTATGTCTGCTTTTAAAAGTGGTGTTGATAATCTTGTTTTTCTTGGATCATCTTGCATTTATCCTAGAGAATGTCAACAACCAATAAAGGAAGAGTATTTGTTAACTGGGCCATTAGAAAAGACCAATAAATCATATGCTCTAGCAAAGATAGCTGGCATTCAATTGTGCGATTCAATTAGAGAGCAGTATGGTAAAAAATATTATTCTTTAATGCCTTGTAATTTATATGGACCTGGTGATAATTTTAATCATGAAGCTTCCCACGTAATCCCTGGGATGATGATTAAAATTGATAGAGCTAAAGAAGCTGGATCTGAAGAATTAAATCTGCTGGGTACAGGTAGACCATTTAGGGAATTCTTATTCATAGAGGATTTAGCAGATGGTGTAATTTTTGTGATGGAAAATCATAAAGGAGAGGATGGAATCATTAACTTAGGTTCAGGTGAGGAAGTTACCATCAAACAACTTGCGGAAATACTAGTTAAAGAAATGGATTACGAGGGAAAAATAATTTTTAATACAAACGGACCAGACGGAACCCCTAGAAAGGTTTTGGATAATTCTAAGATAAACTCAATTGGATGGAAATCTAAAATAAAACTAGAAGATGGTATAAAAAGAACTGTTAAGTGGTTCTATGAAAATAAGGAATCAATAAGAATATGAAAGTAGCATTAATAACGGGGGTAAATGGACAGGATGGATCTTACCTAGCAGAACTCCTCCTAGAGAAAGGATATTTTGTTCACGGAACTATTAGAAGATCTTCTTCTTTTAATTCTTCCAGAATTGAACATTTTAGAGATCATCCTAATTTTAAAAGACATTATATAGATTTAACAGATTACGGGAGTGTTTCCAGTGTTATTTCGAAAATACAACCGGAAGAGGTTTATAATTTAGGTGCACAAAGTCATGTTAAAATTTCTTTCGAGATTCCTAATTACACTGGACAGGTTGATGCAATAGGAACATTGAATGTGTTAGAAGCGATTCGCACTCATTCCCCGAGTTCCAAACTTTATCAAGCTTCGACCTCTGAGCTTTATGGTAAGGTTCAGGAAACTCCTCAAAAAGAAACTACCCCCTTTTATCCAAGATCTCCCTATGGAGTAGCAAAGCTCTATGGTTTTTGGATTATTAAAAACTATAGAGAATCCTATGATATGTTTGCATGCAATGGAATTCTGTTCAACCACACATCTCCTAGAAGAGGAGAAAACTTCGTAGAGAAAAAAATAATTCAAACTCTTTGTGATATCAAAAGAGGAAGAACTGAAATATTAACTTTAGGCAATTTATCTGCCAAAAGAGATATAGGGCATGCTAAAGAATATGTTGAGGGAATGTGGAGAATGCTACAGCAAGAGAAGCCTGATGATTTTGTTTTAGCCACTGGAGTAACATACTCTATTAAGGAAATGGTGGAAATGGTTTGTAAAAAAATAGGGATAGAAATTTACTGGGAGCCGCAAGAAGTAGGGGAGATAGGCATTGACAGAAAAACTAACAAGATAATTGTTGGAGTAGATCCTAAATATTATAGACCAGCTGAAGTTGAACTACTCTTAGGCGATGCTACAAAGGCAAAGGATATTTTAGGATGGGAACCTAAACTGGATCTTTCACAGATATTTGATGAGATGATAGAAGAAACTATGAAAAGCTAATTATTTAGATACTATTTCATTAGCTTTAAGAAGCTGATCCAGATCCTTCATTTTATAGCTAGTTTGTCCTGGTGAGCCCCATTTATTTTGATCTCCCCAATTAATGAATCCCTGATTATTTAAATGCTTTCCTGAATTATAAGAAAAATCGTATTTTCCCTCTGCTTTGGCAGCCTCTGAAAATTCGTCCATGTTAGATATATTTTTGTAACCGTATTTTTCCATTATTATTTCTTTTTCTTTCTATTTGCCTTAGCTCTTTGGTAAAGCTTTTTGTCATGCATTTTAGTTGTTTTACCCCCCGTTACAAAAGAATTAACTCTAGCCATTGCCCATTGTTGAGGCGTAGTTCCAGGCACGTGTCCGGTTTTCCATGCTGCATAACCCTTTCTCCAGACCTGCTTTAATATTCCTAACGGAAATCCTGTTTTGTCGGACTTGTTCTTTAGTGCCTTGTGAACCGGACTTGTAATCTTATCAACGGATTCATTGATAAAATCCTCGTTTTCGTTGATTAATTCCATGAATGCCTCGAGAAATAATTCCTCCCCCTCGTTCATAGCTTCATCAAACTGGTTGAAATTTTTTAGTAGCTTACTTTCTCCAAACATTTTCTTGTATTTACTTGTATATTTACTAGGCTTTGTGTCAACCTTTTTACCAACTCCAGCTTTTCTTGACTTATAATCAGCGTCCCATTCCTGATATGCGCTAGAGTCGTCGTCAGCTTTTTTCCCATGTTTTTTGATTTCCTTCTTCATCACATTGGGATTCTTTGTCAAATATTTTTTAGGAAGCTTCATAATATTTATATATCCACAGGGTCGGAATCAAATCGGGTGATTGGTCTATAATTAATTGCAGAGAAATGTAAAGAATCATGCCTCCATGTTCAATAAGCTCAAAAAAATAATAAACATCATGACGGAAAAGGAAACCCCCGAACTAAAGGAAGATTATAGCCAATTTTCCTATCAATGGATTAAAGGAGATCTACTTTCTAAAGTCCAGCACTATCAAGATATAGTTGAAGAAGGGGATAGAAAATATATAGTTTTTACCGATAAAAGCAGAATTCTATTGGATCTACTTGATGAATATATGATCAGAGTGGATAAGGGATTTGAAGAGATCAGTGCTCCTTCCCAGGATTTACCAATTTTCCAAGAAGACCCATTAACTCACAAGGGGGTAAAAACGAGGGATACGAAATATGAACCTAAGATTCAGCAAGATGAAAGTCCTATTTTTTCTCTTTTATCTAAACAGAAAGAAAACTGGGTTGATGTAGATCTCCAATTAAGTATAAATCTGCCTCCAAAAAGTTTATGGGATGTCTTAGTTTCTTCTTTTGATGATGCTGAAAAAGACATCTTAGAATACGTAACAAAGGATTTAGACATCGAGGTAGTGAGACAATCCCTCAGAAATTCCATAAAAGATATATATAAAAAGCAAAAGAATATCCCAACTAAAAATGTCAGAACCCAAGATTCTTCTCCAGAATGATCATATAGAGGTTATCGAGATAGGTAATAGGGTTGGGATCCAGCAAAAAAATCCTTCCGTTATTATTTTACCATATACAACTGATGAATCCGGTAACCCAAAATCACTAGGACTTATTTCAGAGCCTAACTCCCTAAAGGAAGGAGGAATGTCTCTAACTGTGATAACAGGATCCCCCGAAGACTCTGACGAGGATATTTTAGAAACAGCTAAGAGGGAATTGAAGGAAGAAGCTGGATACGAGATTAATGATATAGAAAAATGGGAATATCTTGGGAACATTAAGACCTCAAAAATTGTAATCAATGGTAATCCTGCATTTGGTGTAGATGTAACTGGGATGGAAAGAGGACAAAAATCTGGGGACGGATCTAAAAATGAAGAGAATTCCAAGTTTTCATTAGTTAATCTTAGTGATGCTATTAATCTGGATGATGCTCTAGTTTCCTGTTTATTTTTAAAAATATTTCAAAACAAACTAATTTAATATGTATTTACCTTCTAGAAAAGAAAGAAAAGCGCTAGCAAAAAAATTAGGATTAAAAAAGAAAAAAGAATCATTTAAAGAAATGGTAGAGAGATTCGGAAGATCTCAAGAATATGGAAAAATGATTCATCTTCAACACCTACAAAATCAAGAAAATTCTAGGATCAATTTAGAAGAAAACATTGAAACCAATTTAGAAGTAAACCCTCCTATCCAACAAACCCAAGAATGGGAAAAGGACGAACTGAAAAAAATTATAAGTGGAGAAACTCCTCAAGCCTAAAAAGGATCCCCTCAAGATATATTTAACCTCCCTCTCCTACCGAGAAATCAAAAAGAATCTGTCAGACGTAGAGAAGGTACCCTATATTGATGTGACTAAAATAATCACGGAAAATTTTGGAGGTGATAAGGACCTGAATGACATCCAAAATTGGATTCTAAATCAAATGGTGGTAAAAAAAATTGAATCCTTAAAGGGGGCTAATACCTCTAAAATTTTTGTAATTATAAAGGATCCTAGTAAATCTTCAGCTAAATCGTTTAAAGAAGTACTTAGAGAATCGGAAATTGGCCCGGTTTCTATAGAGCTGTATCCATAGCAAATTGTTCACGTCTCTTTTATTGGAATATATAATGTTAAGATAATGTATTGTATATGTCCAATCACACAAAGGATAATGTATCTAATTTAAGAAATACCTCCTCACAGCTTGCTGACAATCCCCCGATTGTTGGAAGTAACAAGAAATTCCAGGATTCGATGATTGATAGATCCTCGTATCTTGAAAAATCAATATACTCTTTTAATTCGGATCAAGAGTATGGAGTTTTTGAGAATGTTAATGATGCTGTCTCTACACTTCCTAGTTCTCTGTTTTACGAGGCGCAATCTTCAGAGGATGGTAGAAGTGGACTTTTTAATTACCATGTGATAGGAGACAGTAGAATGTCTAAGGGTGGGGCAAAGATTACATATATTAAATCTGAAACCTACGAGATGAATCAATCCATCACCCCGGAGATTTCTAGAAATCCTACTGCCCATGCGATCATTAAGGAAACCACAGCAAGCGGAAATTACCTTAATCCAAGTAGTAAGTATGTTTCTCAGCCTTTCAACGTGAAAGATTTTATATTCTGTAAGCATTATGGGGTAATCCCTAATAATAGAATGATAACTCTGAGAAGATTTCCAACTCCAGTAATGGACAACTTAAGGGTACCTACTCCTGGTAAAAGAGCCCAGTTAACCGACGAGGGAGGAAGGGTAAAAGGAAGTTTTGTAGATGGGGAAGGAATCACACCAAGTCAAATGATAAGAGAAGGAGCAGCACTTCCTATGGCACAGGCTGTTACTTTTTTTGGAACAGATACCGGAAATAATCTTGAAACAATATTAGGAATAGACACGGGTTTAAAATGGGATCAACCGCAACAGAAATCAAGAGTAGATCTTCAGGGAAATGATAGAGGATTATTAAATAGCACTTTAGGAAAATATATTGAAGGGATTCTTTCCACTGAAGCAAATGATAATCTCAGAGGAATTAGTAATTTGCTTGGAACTTTTACAGATCCAGATAACCAAGAACTCCAATTAAGAAGACAATTATTCGATAAATTAACATCTGGTGATGGTCCACTAAGTAGAAAGATTTTTGTCGACGTTAACACAGTTAATAAAATGTGGGTAAGAGATGTTGGACTTTCAGGAGGAGAGCAATCTTTCACACTTAAGTTTACTTACAGTTTAACTAGTGTAGGTGAAGTAAACAGCAGAATGTTATTTTTAGATTTATTTGCTAATTTATTAGCACTTGGAACGGATTATGGAAAATTTTTAACACCGCAGCTTTTAGTTAATTCTAATAGACAGGGGCTAGGATTTCCTATGGGTAACAAAGGTTATATTCAGCACCTAACACATCCTGTTGAATTTATAAATTCGATGCTGAAACTCAATTTTAGTGCAGAGGTTAAATCCAAAATAGAAAGTTTAAAAGGTGACGTTGAAAAAGCAAAGGAAGAGTTGGAAGGAATAAAAAAAGGAACACCATTAAGTAAGGATGGGAAAATTTATAAGACCCTAACAGCTATGCTTACTAGTGACCTGATAAATCAATTGTATTATGAACCCATTATGCTTTCTGGATATCCCACCGGTGAATGGCACGTAACAGTAGGAAATCCACTCAATCCTATTGCTATGATGGGTAACATGATCTGCGATACCGTAAAGATACGCCTTAATAATGTTTTAGGACCTGATGATTTTCCTACAGAGTTAACTGCTGAATATTCTATGAAATCTGCTAGACAAAAACATAGGGGTGATTTTGAAAGTATGTTTAACAGAGGAAACGGAAGACTTTATCTTGGTAAATTTGAAATTTCTGACGCTTCTAAAGGAGCACAGATAGGTGCAAAAAGCGGACTGGATATTAACACACCAACGGGAGATTCTAGAGATTCATCTGCAGCATTTGCGTCTTGATATAATGGAATGATATGATAACAATAGACACCTTAGAAAATAAACCAGTTAAACTAGTTAGAGGTGAAGAAATAGTAGATTTTACTTATAAGTCAATTAACAGTGACACTATCCCTGGATATTCTAGAGTTATTCTAGTTACCAGGGAAATGACTATGAGGCCAGATCTAATTGCTCATATGTATTGTGGATCACAGAACAAGGTAGGAAGTCTTTTAAAGATAAATTCTATTTCCAATCCTTTTTCCCTAGATGAGGGAGACATACTTTATATTCCAGATTCTGAAACGATGAGCAATATTATTGCTAAACCAATAGAGGCTGATGCTTCGGAAGCTAGAAAATCCTTTAGAAAACAATTACAAGAAAGAATATCCAAGGTTTCTGATCAAAGAAAAGAGTATTTAAATTCAGTAGATATCAGTGCTTCTACCATACTACCTCCCAACGTAGTAAAAGATGGAGACGAACAATTTAAAGTACTAGACGGAAAATTAATATTCGGATCTGATATTGGAGTATGTAGAACAAAAATTCAGCAGAATAAATCTGTTGCAACAATAAAATCAAGATTTGCTCAAAGACAAATTTTTGAAACATGATAGATCCTAAAAAAACAATTCTCCAGCTTGAAAAGGAAACAATAGTATTAGACGAACTTTCTGTTGTTGATGAGATGAATGCTGGGGACAGTTCAAGTGTAAATGCATCACAAAGTAGGGAAGAAATTGATATAGGATACGGATTACCCCTGATTAAAATAAACTCTTATGTTGTAAAGAATTTAAAATTTTTCAGACTGGATTTATCAAATAAAATTCCAGATCTAATATTCAGATTTACAACAGAGGATGAAACATTTCTTTATACTTCATTTCCTAAGGATGGAGATATTGTTTGTCTTTATATAAGATCAACATCTGAACTCTATAAACCGATAAGAATGGATTTATTAGTTACTGAAGTAATAAACTCTTTTCCCATGCTAGAGGACGAAATAGGCGGTGAAGATAATAGAGCTAATGCTACTAGCACAACTTTTACTATAAAGGCTCAGATGAGAATTCCTGGAATTTATCAGCACCAATCCAAATCTTACAAAGATCTGACATCTTTTGAGGTTCTAAGATCTGTTGCCAAAGATCTAGGTTTAGGATTTGCATCTAACGAGAGTGGAACCGATGATAAGATGAGTTGGATCTGTCCTAACAAAACCTTTTATAAATTCATAGATGATGTTGCTAATAGCTCATGGAAGGGTGAAGAAGATTTTTTTGATTGGTGGATAGATCAATATTATGTTTTAAATTTTATCAATCTAAGAAAACAACTTCTAGAAAAAAGTAAAGACGAAACAAAGATATTAACTGCAATTGGACCGGAGAGGGGAATAGCGGGAGGATTAACTAGTGATGTAAAACCCTCTGAAATCGATTTACCGCTTTTCTTTACCAATGATTTCTATTATAAAAAATATCCATTTTTTATTAACGCTTATTCTGTTAAGAATGAATCTGGTTATATTGTGAGTAGATTCGGATATTCCAGGGATCTTCAATTTTACGACACAAAATTAGTTAGTGATAGACCAATTAATAAGTATGTTAGCTATAAAGTTGAATATGTAACCGAGAAAGATTTAGGTCCTAGTAGCATATTGTTTAAAGGGAGGGTAAACGAAGAGGTTTATAAAAAGGAGAACAAGAAAACATGGATAGGAACTCAATATGGAGAAAATCAGCATAAAAATATTCAACAGGCTCAGATACAAAACAAGATAAACAAATATGAGAATTTTAAAGTTTATCTGGAAACCCAAATGCATTCTTATGTTCCGTGGGTCTATAGAGGACAGAATGTACCAACTAAGATCGTACATGCTAGTGCTAGACAAGCAGCAGTAAATTCTCAGGAGTATAAAGGAGGTGGACAGAAAGATCCAGACCAGTTCCGAGCAGGTGCAAAGGTTGACAATAAATTTCTAAGTGGTGTTTATATGGTCATGGGATCGTATATTGAGTATATAGAGGGTAGGATCAAGCAGTCGTTTATCCTAGGAAAGAGAGAATGGGTATTAAACGACGGAAGAGGATCAGACCCAGAACCTAAAGTATCTAAAACGTAATGGCCTTTTTAAGCGATATAAAAGATAATGCTACATCGATAGGTAATTCTTCGGATATCCTAAATAGAGGCGTAGACAAAATGAGAACCCAGTTTTTAAGTGGGTTAAAAACAACTACGTCAGGGCAAAAGGAGGATCCAACTTATACTGGATTTAGACTTATGTTTGATATGGGATATGGAGGATTAGTTGATCCAGAAACATTTTTACCCGTGAGTCCTTTATTGTCTAAAGGAAGTCTCCAGGTTAGCCCCGGAGGACCTAGAGGTATGAAGCTAGATTCCCCTGTAGATTTTTTCCATCTTTCTAGAAATAAAATGATGCCTTTTCCAAACTACACTGAAAGACTTCATTATATGACCGCGGAAGCTTTTTTAAGAGAAAGAAGAAGTGCAGCAGAAAATGGTTTAAATGGTCCTTTTACTGACAACACTGGAAAAGAGATTCCTTTTGATTCATCCCAACTTTCATCAGGAACAGTTTCCCACAGAGCTGACTCGTTATCAGGATTTAGAAATATTCTAACCTCGATCAATGAAAAAAGTCCTTGGTTTATTCAATCAATAGACGGATTGGATCAAATTCTTAAAGTTCCCCTAGCTAGACAAATAGGGGGTGGTACAGGAAGGGATCAAAGATCTGGTGTTTTAACTTTTGATTGTTTGGATTCAATAGATCTTAGAGTTAATGCTATGGCTGAACTCTATAGAAAAGCGACATATGATTTTCAGTATCACAGGGAAATGCTACCTGCGAATCTTAGAAAATTTAGAATGTGGATAATAGTAACAGAGATTAGACAAATGGATTTGCAGAGAAATCTTGCAGATGTTCTAAATCCTTTTAATCTATCTGGTGTTAGAAGCGCAGCTCAAACTATATCTCAAATTGCTCAATCTGCAGGAATTTTAAAAAATAGTGCGACAGAATCAGAAAATCCTAGGAGAGATTTAGAATCTTTGGTTAAATCCTTTGAAAGATTACAACCCTATGTTTTAATTTATCAATTAGATTTATGCGAATTTAATTTTGACGAAACCTATGCTTTTAGTAGGCTCACAAACAGTAGAAATGAATCTGCTGTGAATGCTAAATTTAAAATTCATGTTGGAGCTGCTAAGGAGTATAAATTACAGTATAATATTTTATCAGATTTAATTAAAAACCAGTCAAGTCTTTCTCCTATTTTAATTCAGGATAGCTGGAATTTATTAGGATCTAAAATTCTAATGGAAGGAGTAACATTGGACAATAATCCAAACCTTTTTTCTAGACTTGCTAATAACTTCATAAACAATTCTATTGCTTCGGTTATTCAACAAAAAGTAAGTCCTTTGGTGACCGGAGCTCAGTTAGGAAATGCCTACGGATTTAGATTAAGTGATGCAGTTAGATCCTTAAATTCACTTCCTGATATGATAAACGGGATCAAGACCATAAAAAGTCCTTTTCAAGATTATCGTCCGCAATCTAAAGGTTTAGGTGGTCCGGAGGAACGACAGTATCCAACTATAAAAGAGGATCTTTATCCTAACACAAGGGTCGCTCCTGGACAGGTTATAGATAACGTGTTTGGAGAAACCCCAGGGAGAGGTGAGATTCTAAGGGGTGATGTGTATCCGGATAATCCGGGAAAAGATCTCGGTTTGCCTACTAGGATGTATCCTACGATAAAGGATGACGAATACAGAAACACCGGTGGAGATTTAAGTAATCAAGATTTAGGGGTTCCTGATAGGGTTTATCAAAAAGTAAACGATGACATATACAAAGAATCTCCAGGTTTAGATCTTGGATTACCCAAAAGAGTTTATCAAAAAGTAGATGACGACGTCTATACCGGGGTACCAGGGAATGATTTAGGAGTACCTGAAAGAGTTTATAGAACTAATGATGGAGAGAAAGATGTTTATAACGATGTTCCCGGAAGAGACTTAGGTTTACCCCAAAGAACTTATGCTAGAAACAATGATGATGTCTATCCGAATGTATCTGGTTCTGATTTAGGTGCACCTGAGAGGGTTTATCCGAATCTAGACGGTGTTGACACATACAATAATGTTCCTGGATCAGATTTAGGACTTCCAAAAAGAAACTATCCAAGTATAGACGAAAACGTTTACAAATAGGGTTTTTATATACTCAGATAAATAGAAAAAACCCTTTTTATGTCTGTACAGAATATTCAAGAATCAAATATTGAAAGAGCCCAGCATTTCTTGGGTGTTGTTGTGGATAACAAAGATCCGGAATTTAGGGCAAGATGTAAAGTTAAGGTTTTTGGAGTATTTGACGATGTTGCAGATACGGATCTACCATGGGCGTTCCAAAGATTTGATATTTCATTTGGTGACAATGGTGGATCTGGAAGGGTTAGTATACCTAAATTAGGTGCAGTTGTCCATGTCCAATTCAATAACGGGAACTACTATGCCCCCGAATACAAAGCAGTACAAGAATTATCTTCCGATTTAATAGAAGAAATAAAAGCATCTTATGAAGGTGCTCATTCTCTAATCTATGACGGAATAGAACAGCTAAAAATATATTACACTGTTGCTAAAGGACTCGTAATAGATTTAAAAGAGTCAACTGTGGTAATTTCTAATGATAATTCAATAACAATAACACATGCTGGCCAAACATCTACCCTTGAATTTAGAGGTGGTAAAATTACAGAGTATGCAAATTCTGAAATAGAAAGCACTGCAGTAACTAGAATTAAACAAAGCAGCAACGAAGTTTGGGCAGACGGTAAAACAACAAAGCTTGGTCATTCCCCTGTTTATTCTGCAGTTTTAGCGGAACCTTTATGGATGTTTTTAAAACAACTCGCAGCAGCGGTAGATGCTAAAGTTCCTTCCTGTCCTGGGTGTATGGCTACCCTTGCAGAAAGCTACGAACAGCTCTCTACGTCCGATGTGGTTAAGTTAACTAAGAGTAATGAGCAATAATTTAGAAAACCTTGATAAGTGGGTAAAAGATCTCGAAAACGGTACTATAACTGTTGAAGAGTTAGCTGCAAGATTGTCTTCCATTCCTGATCCTCTCGGGAAGGAGGAAGATATAATTAACGCTGGGGAAGAAATTAATAATTCATTAAATCCTGAAGATTTAATACTTACTGATAATGAGATAAATGATATTATATGTAAATACGAGGGCGAGGAATTAGGAAATAGATTAATCTGGAAAATTTTAGAAAAACTTAATTTAACTTCAGATCTTAAAGAAATTCCGGATTTTTCTAATAATGACTCATTTGAGAAATATTTTGAAAGAATTTCTTTGCAAGATAGATTACAAAGAGCCAAGGAAATGCTTTTTGATAATCTTGATTTAGATCTTATAGGCATCAAAGTTAAAAGCCCTAATTTAAAAAAAAGAAATTTTAAAATTCTAGGCTTTAATTTTCCTCTCAATATCATAACATATAAGGGTAAGCCCTTGTTTTTTCATATAGCTCCTCCTAAGGTCAACCTCTCCAAAATACTTCAAAGACTAAGAGACAGAATAAAATCTAAAAAGGTAAAGAGCTGCGAAAAGAAAGGAACTTATATAGATGAGGATGATCTTTTAAAAAAGTTAGAGAATCTTCTAAACGACGAAAAGGAAGAATATAACAATGTATTTGAAATCGCTGATGAGGTTTTTTGTGAGCCTGATATTCCAATTAATCCTGAAACGGGGGAATCGCTTTTCACAAAAAACGACTTAACTCAGTTTTTGAAAGAAATATGTGAGCCCGAAATTCCTTCTCCAGAAACACCTATCGATCCTGAACCTGATATAGAAGATATTTCAGACACTATTA